ACTTATTTCTTGTACTTGTAGTTTATGAGCATCACCAGACCCTAAATAATTTCTATAAAACTTATAGATTACTTTATACCTACCTGATATATAACCCAAGTTATATAAGTTATCTTCAATATCAACTGTAACTGTATTAGAAGTCTTAGTGTATCCTGATACTCTATAATTTGTTTCGAGATACTGATCGACTGCATTATACACATCCAACTGCACTACATCATTTGGATACTGATAAATTATATCAGGTTCTAATCCAAATGGTCTAACATAGTTAAATGTTGGTAGTGGTAAGTTTTGATTTTGCGATGGTAATCTTATAGCTGATGGTAGTGTATTTGAGGAACCACTAACCTGTGGCTGGGTAAGATCTATAGCTTTAAAATCTATGACTCTTCTTGTAGGCACTTATTTTTAATATAAATATGTAGCTAATGTAAAGTTATGGAATATCACTATCACCACTACCATCAAAATAGCCAGAAGTATCATCATTATTAAATGTTGGTGGTATAGATTGTGAGACTGCTATATCGTTAAAGGCGGCATTATTGATACCTTGTATTAAATTAAAGAATCCTTGAGCAACAACATATGGATCCGGTACAGTTTGTACTGATGGTAAATTGGTAGGTTTTATGAGTGTATAAGTAAACTGACTACCATTAGCTGTGTTAAAGGCATTAGGCACTTCGTATCTTTGCCTTTGTAATCCTAACACCGTATACTCTGCTGGTGGTAGATCATATGACAAATAGCTTGATGATATTTTAAAATCATTTGGAAACAGTAAAAATTTCATACTAGTTATACTGCATCGTGGATACCCATACAAACAGTCCTTTATACCAATACTATTACCATCAGCAAAATAATCAGCGTAGATTTCTTGCTCTAACCAACCTTTTGTTTCTGGTGAGGTGTCTTTAAAGGATGGTGTTGTATTTTTAAAGGTTACTGTAATTTTGACAGACCTTGTCCTTGCAGGTATTTGTATGTTTCTACCAACTCCAAACATAGCAGCAGCACCATATTCTTGCAAAGATTTAAACACAAGACTCTTAGGTATATTATCATTCCAAGGACGATTCCCAGTAGTACCAAAGTTGATTCTTCTTGGATAAAGATGGCGCTCGTTATATCTCTGAAAATCATACTTATTCAATAAAAATTTAGCATTAATATCAGTAATATACTCAAATAGTAGGGCGCTGTTATTAGTGTCATAAGGTGGTACATCAGCATACATATTTCCAGCCATTAATCCACGTAAAGCTTGTAGTGTTGTGTAAGTTTGACCAAAAACGCGTATAGGATTTGTTTGATTATCATATCTTCTTACACAACTATATATACCATACCAAATAAGCGGAAAATAAACTTTTTCTTTTATTGCCCAAACATCTTTATTATCAGGCCCTTTGATATTCTCAGTTTTTAAAACAGTCTCAGACTCATCAAGATACTCAAGCATTACATTAGTTCGATCTTCAACTAAAGGTTCAATATCAATTGGCGAATTAGCAACTAATTCATATCGTACGCCATAATTTGCAAAATCTGCTGCTGTAAATGTAAACTGTTCTTGATTGTCATTAGGGGAGGCAGGTGTTGACCAACCAGAAGCAATTCTCATGGTATTGTAATACTTTTCCAACTCTTTCATATAAAAGTTAAAAGATTTAGTACCCCCTAAAGTTTGTAGAGTAATTTTATAACCAGTTATACCAGCTCCAACATAAGCAAAAAATTGAGATGTTATATATTTTATACCGTAAGTTTTACCATCAACAAGATTAGCTATTTGTGATAAGTCAACAGTTTGTGACATTTTAGCTTCCTGCTGACCACCAAACTTTTCAAAATTTATTTTTTCTCTTGTAAAGTAGTGTGGTTTAAAATCCTTATACTCATTAGCGAGATTAGCTGTTGTGTTTATATTCTCATTTTGATTATATCTATCCATCCAACTAATGCCCGGAAAAAAACCTGCATACTCATTAGCATGACTATCTGTATAGTCTTCGTTTGGGACTATTTGTGGAAGATTATAGTCCATAGAATCTTTATCGTTATCTTGTAGTCCTACACCTGTACTACCATAATTTTGAACATTAGGATTGTTAAAATCAGGCTCAGCATCTAATCTTTTTTTGTAATATCGATAAAATGCGTTTGCATCTGTACCCGTACTGAAAAAGAATTCTAGTGGATAATTTTTAATTAGATCATTACCAACTAACTTACCATACTTATGCCATGCATAAATATGAGACCACCCATTCAATCTAAAACTACCAAAGTTGTTAATTAGACCTTCGTTTCTTACAAAAGGTTTCGTAATAACCACAGTATCACTAACCCAACCACTTAAGCCACCATCAGCATTACCGTTTAGTATTAAATTTTTAAGTAATTTTGGATGCTCTAAAGGATTTATAATTTCAATATCTATTGGATTAGATGTCACTGATCCATAAGCATTGGAAACTTCACACACATAACGACCTGAGAGGTTAGCTGAGCTTGAAGCTCTTGGAACCAAGAAAGCATTTGTGCCAATCCCACCAGCCATATTATTTAACTCATATATTGGTGACTCATCACGAGTCCAAACATAAGATAGGTTTGTTGTGTCATTTATGTTGATTTTATTTGATAAGTCAACAGACTCAATACCCAACAAAAACTCAGTACCCTCTAACATAGAAACCTTACTATCTTCAATTTTTATATATTGAAAAATAGGTATACCAACTTGTATACCCTCTAACCAAGTCAACTGTTTAAAGTTTTTTTCTGGTTGCGAGACAATTAAAGGTAACTCTGGTACATCTGCTGTGAGTAGGAATTCACCAGCACGTAGTGCTTGATCACCACCTACTTGCGATATTTGAATAGTGCGTGTTAAACTCATACAACTATAAATATGTTCCTGCTACTTTATCTTGTATTGGAGCATACATAACAATACTGTCATCACCATTAGACATTTTTGCAAAACTAGGACTACCTAGTTTATCTGGATTTGAGGCAGGATCCACAGATCTCATGATCATAAGTGATGGTGAATTCTTTTCTGAAAAAACTCTCATGTTCAACAAATGTGGTGGTCTAGCAGTTTGCTTACTTGTAGTTGTATTTGAAAAGGATGTGTTATAATTATTATAAGTTGCTTGGTTTGTAAAAGTTTCATTCGTTAAATCAATAGTGATCCTTGTGTTATAATTGTTGTTTATAATAGCACTTATGTCACTTGTATCAGGTAATGCATCATTGCTATAAGCGTAGTCTATTATAGAGCCTGTAAAATACCTAAGATTAGATAGCTCAGTAAGATCATCTGCTTGTGGTGTTGTAATCTGTTGCAACTGACTTATTCTATCATCTATTGGTTGTAGTATTTGTTCGATACGAGTTTTATAATAAAAATTGGTTCTAATATCAGGTGTAAAGCTCCATGGTTTAAGATTAGCGCGTAGAAAGGTTGTACACTCAAGTGGATGGTTACTATAACCAACAACAGCTTCACCAGTACCATCCTCACCAGTTCCAGACATATCAGGTTGTGGAATAATACCAGTTCCTAATTGTGTTCTTTCTAAAACATCCTTTATTGTTTTGTATCCCATACCACCAACAGCCATACTTGATGATATAAGTGATGTAGGTAACTTACAAACCAAAACACCATTATCTATACTATGTTCTAATGAGTAAGATACCGGTAAATTATAGGCACTTGTTGGACTAGATGATTTGGCTGGTGGATATAAAGCACTTCCTGATTGCATCAGATACACTTTTGTATTATATTGATCTGAGAAGTCAAAATCTAAATAGTAGCCAATCATTGCAAACGAGTGAGAAAATGCAAATTCACTTGTGTAGGTGTTAGTATAATCTGGATAGTCTGTGTAACTCGTATTTAATAATTGAGTGTTGACTCTACCAACACCAGATTCTGGTAAAGCAAAAGCTGCGTAAAATCTGGTCTTACCATTCCACTCTGCAGGTACTTCCATATTAGAGCTTGGAATCCACACACTACCTGTATCTACTAAATATCCTAGACTCTTTAACTGCTGTGTTGATTCAGCATATGGTGATGAGTAGTCTGTTTTGATATTATTTATTTCACCATTCTCATTATACATCTTTATGTATCTATACTTGGCATATCTTCTTATAGCCAACTTTACGCCTAGATCTGTAGGTTCTACAATAGAATCAATACCATCCAAATATACAGTTGATCTATTTTGAAATGGAAACAAACCATCAGTAGTTGCTGGTATAGAATTTACTACAACGTTGCTGGGTAACATGTAGTCAAAGTTGACTGATAACTGATCCACATCTTCAATTAAACCATAATCATTAACCTCTGCTCCAGACTTGAATTTAAAGTAAACTTTTAATTTTGATGTTGTAACTCCTAATGGATCAAATGGTCTGCCAAAAGCACCAAGTACGTCAGGTACAAAGGATGCTGATGTATCATTTTGCACAAGTGTGTTGTTAGTTTGTTGTATAGTTACATTAGGATCTTGTGTCAATACCGGCAATAGAGCAAAGTTTATAGCTGTTACCATACCTCGAGGATCTTCCGCAGATTTTAAAAACTGCTTAAAATCTGTACCATTACTTCTTCTATCTTGTTCTTTTAAAATTTGTACAGTAGGTCTAGCTGTTGATGGATCAAAATCATAAGTAGTTCCCCAAGTACCTCTTTTCCATGGAAAAGTCCACTGTGCAATTTCAAAAACTTCATCACTACTATCAAAAGCTTCTTTCCAAGTTTCAAATAAACGACCATTTTCACAAATAAAGTCCATTGTAATACGAACTTTAGTTGTCTTTGGATTTAACCTTTCAAATACCAATTTATTAAACTTAACATGTTGACCATACGTGTATGTTTGAGTTCTATCTGGAGACAACTCTCGAGCTCTCATTAAAACCATATCCAAGAAGTTACCCTTCGAAGGACCAACACCATAAACATCAGTTGGATATTTTGTTTGTACATTAACATTTGGTGGTAAAGTTGTGTCTGGATAAGCTTTGTAGCTTGAACTGTACCATTTCCATATAGTGTCATATCCATTACCATACCAAGGATCATTAATAGAAACTCTTTCGCTATAGAATCTTGTTGTGTTGTTGTTTAGTAGTGTGCTAGACAATCTAGTATCGTTATCAAACTCCTCAACATAAACCTTTACCAACTGTATAGGAAATCCTGGTGATCCTGCCTTTAATGTATTTTCAACACTAACTCTTGGATCTCTCATACTATAATTTAGTGGATTAGTCCTTTCAGATATTGTTGCAAGTTCCTGCACTGGATTAAAATCAGATAGTGCATTGCCTATATAACAACTAAAAATAGCTCTAACACCCTCAACACCAAAAACACCACCTTTAATTAAAGACTCAATATCAGCTAAGTCAATATCTTGATAAGCTCTTACTAAGGGTACACCACCTTTTTGTAAAAACTTAAATCTATTAGTAGTAAAATAAGATCCTCTATTAGACACAAGTGCATCAGTCATATCAAAGCCTCTCAGGACTCCATAGTCTATTTGATAAGGTCTTGGATACATCATATCTGGTGTATATCCAAATATATCAACTCTGTTAGGTCTTTTAAAATCTTGAGATGGTGTATCACTTAATTGTTTTGTTATAAAATCCTCACTACTAGTTTCCCAATCTTCGGTACCATTTTTACCATAAGGATTTTTAACTAAGTTTTTATAAAAATACTCATCAAAATCCAAGTTTAATATCTCTAAATTAATTGTCTCACTGGTTGTTGATCCTATATCGTTTTGAACTTCACAAACGTAAGAGCCTGCATGTTCCGGTTGTATGTTTGTAAAAGTTAACTCATTATTATTAACAGTCAACACACTTCGTAGTGGATCGTTTGTATAGCTAGTTATCACATTACCATCTTTACGCCACACATAAGTCAATCCTTGATTTGGAGGCAACATGGTTGGTATTCCATTCTCAACATTAAAGATGCTAGGTTGTTGTGCTTGTAGTCTAAAAGTAAAAGTGGCGCCTAACTTAACCTTTACAGAACCATCTGGAAACAGATACATAGCCTCACCAGTAGCATTTGCAGTTGCATAAGGCTTAATGGGTGGTGTAGATGCTTCTGTAATTGGATTAACAATTATTGGTGGTTTGTTTACAAAAACAGGAAGAAGATCGTAAACAGTCTCATTCTCGTTTGTTGTGGACAAACCTATACGACCAATTGTTCCAGATACATAAGCTGGAATATTGTCGTTTAAATCACCATTTAGTGTACCATCTGGGTTTCTCATTGATTACGTGTAACTTTAAAAATCCACTTATTATCATATATTTCATAAGTTGAATTAGATCCTGAATTTGGAACCTTCAACAACAATCTATAATATCGCTCTGGCTGAAAGCTGTCTAAATGTAATTTTATAAAGCTACTAACGTTGTCATCACTTACTTTGGTGTATTCACTATAATCAATAATAACATTGTCATTAGTAGCAGTATACACAGCGTATTGAGTACCTACAGGCAGTCTATATCTATGCAAATAAACAGATGATGTGGTAAATAAATCAACGGGATATCTATATCTTGCACCAAATCTAATAACTGGTGTTGACTTTTCACTGTACTGCTGCTTTAAGTTTATAGGAACTACATTAAATTCTTCATTAGTATCTATTAGATCTAAAGATTGTGCATTAGTACTATCATCATATTTAGCCTCTAAAATAGGTAAATACACAGTATTTGTATCTTTACTAAAGAATTTTAAACTAAAAAATACATCCGCTGATGTTTCGTCAATATTGCTTTTTTTAACAAGAAATCCATTAAAACTAATAGACTGTGATTGAACCAATCTCATAATGTTAGTAACATCAAAGTCCAAATCAGATGTTGTGTAAGAGAATGATTGTGAAGCAATTGCGGTTGTATACCAGTTTCCACCACCAGCTCTAACATCCCAAGAACCAGTAACTCCAGCTACAAAAGATCCAGTTAACCATGATTCTGTAGTTCTGTTGTACCAAGTTGTACCCTCAACAGTTTCTGGATAATTGCCATATCTACCAATACCCATATCCCAAGCTCCGGACACAGCATAACAATAAAGACTGTAGTCTACAGGAATTTCCTTAGCCTCAGCCACATAAAATTTCAAACCAAAATTAAAATTATTTGGATTGTAACCCATATCGCTAATACTCTTCGAGATGGCAACATAGTCAAAATCAACTAGAAACCTACTATTATAGCTACCAGATCCATCAACCTCTTTATTAATCTCTAAAATAGCATCTAATCCAGTATTTTTATTTGGATACTTCTCATAAATGGTAGTGTCTTTTGTTGGATAATATCTTAGTATCATTTTAGTAAGTTGCTATACGTCCTTTAATATCATTATTTGGAAACTTTATTTCGAATATACAAGGATCTAAACTTGGATATACAATGTTATTTTTAGTAGCTTCATATATGTTGTAAGCAACATTACTATATCCTAAGAATTCATCATTAAGGTTTTTTATAGTAACACTAGGAATTGTTTGCACACCCTTTACAGATAGTAACACATTTAATATATCACTATATACAATTGGTTGGTTTATTTCCCACATATCAATGTTAAAAAACTCTTTTAAAGCATTTACACAGTTCAATAGAACCTCATTGCCATTAAAATTTCTTAATGGTACTACATCAAAATCAATACCTATATTCACTATATAAGCATCTCGAAAATTAATGCTATCTGTCAACATTCTGTATTGACTTAGATAAACCTTTAAATTTTCTTTAACAGCTCTATTTACATTAACCAAATTTTTATTATTATCATATCCAAGCATGTACATATTTAGTGCTAATGGATTGGCTACTGTATCACCAAAGTTATCTGAGGTCGATATATTATTTTGCTCATCTGGAGTTATAAAAACTTTAGCAACACTACCAAAAACGTTTGGCATTGCATAAGCTCTTATAATATAGTCCTCTCTTGTAACAGCTCTATTTTGTGAAGCTAATTGTGCTAATGCATTTTGTCTAACTTCATCTATAGTTTCTGAGCTACGACCACCATTTGCTGCTATTGGATTGTTAACTGCAACTGAATCTCTTATTGTTTGATTTAGTGTTGGATTGATGTTTGGAAAACTAGTAGTGTCAATATCAATACTTGTAATATCGTTTATAGTGTTTGATGGCACATTTGATCTAATTCCACCACCTATCAAGTAAGTAACTGTTAATGTTGTATTTGAAGGTGCTATACCATAAGTACCAGTAAACACAGGACCTACAGGGTCAATTGGAAAGTCAATATCATCCTTACCAGTTGGTAGAGCAACAGATACGTTTTCTGGAGTTGCCAATAACTCTTCATCTGGTGAAGTGCTAATTCCAGATCCAAACTGAACCTCTAAACCTGAATCCAAAACTCTTGTTATGAACCTTCTTGGAACTCTAAGTAGTTTAAGCAAATATGGAGTTTCACCACTGTAAGCTGCAGCATCTGGATCATTAAAAGGTATGTTTTCAACTCTTTGAAAAATAGTATCTTGAGCTAGGTACGGAACTTCATACCAAGTATTATTATCAGCATCAACAATACTATCAATTCCTATAAGATTTTCAACATCCAACTTAAACTTAAAAAATTTAGTCACAGAACCAACATCAACAGTTGTAGTTACAGGAACTGCTGAAATAGCTTTTACTGTTTTTTTAGCTAGGTAATAGTTGGGTGCTCCAAAGTTATCTAAGCTGTAAACTGTTATGGTAGTTGGATCATAAACATTATTGATACTAAAATCTATAGGATTCTGTATTAAAAATTCAATGGCATCTACAGAACTTCTTACTCTAACACCAGCAGCTATTTTAGTAGCATATCTGGTATCTGGAACAACTGAAGTACCACTACCTGATGCTGGCAGTAATTGAAATACATCTAAATCAACTATAGATGGAACACTAAGCTTTGGCTTATATCCCATTGCTGCAGCTATTGACATAACGCTGCGTTTCTCAGTAGCATGCAGTATTAGAGACTCTTTAAACTGTGAGTCAATATAGTAGTTAAGTACATCACCAACATAGGCTGCCATTTCAACAAACATCATTCCTGGTGATGCTTCATTGAAGTCATTGTATGTATTTGGATAGTAGGTTTTTGCAAAATCAATAAGACCTTGTTTTAGGTCATCAAAACTTCTACCAAGATATCTAATTTCTTTTGATGTTGTTTTTGATATATCTGCCATTTATTGATTATTGATTGTTAGCAACTACTAATTCTATAGATCTAGTGTCAAACTTGTTTGTTTCTAAGCTTATAGTGATTTTAATATACATTTTATTAAGATCCTCATTAGCTGTTATGTTTAGCTCATTTATAAATATATAAGGAAGCCAATAATCAAAACTATCTTGAATCCTCTGCTGCAGATCACTAATAGTGTCCTGAGTTATGTTCTCAAACAGAGTATCTGAGATTGAGCATCCAAATGTTGGCAACATCACTCTCTCACCTCTATTTGTTAGTAGTAAGTTTTTAGCATTTGCAACAGCTTGATCAATTGTTGTGTAATTCAGCTTAAATGTAGAGCCAGTTCTACCAATAAGTGGTAAATCAATGCCAATAGCAACATCTGATTCCAGATCTAAAGGATGTATACGGAGCTCTTCAGCCATTTTAATTAACCTCTATAGTTTTGTGATTTTTCTTCTGCAGATTTTAATACCTTAGAGTAATCCTTCATAAACATACTAGCAGGATCTCCAGTCATATTAGTATAAGTTTGTCGTGAATCGGAGAAGCCATCCATCATACCCATATCTCCTGCATGCTCAGATGTCATTGGTCCACCATTCATATCTGGCCATTCATCATACTCATTACTATTATTAGCATACATGCTATTAGCTGTTTCATTTAAAATATCACCTAAAGCACCATCAATAGTAACTAGTGGATAATTTCTACGAACTGACTCCTGCTTTACAACTTTTTTTGCAGGTACAACATTCTGTCTTTCGTTAATTAGTGGTTTTAGTGCTTTTAGCTCCTCTTTAACCACTTGTCTAACCTCTTCACGAATTACTTTCTTTAAGACTTTTACAAAATCAATAGCCTTCATATTGTTTTATTATAAATAGTCAGAGTTTTATTTATAACCATTAAATGGTAATGGTGGTATGCCAGTAGCAACTATTGGTGTAACAATACCTCTTGCTCCAACAAGCTGTAGTTCAAAAGCTCTAGCTATTTGTCTAATCATACTAGAAGCTCCTTCATCAGGTCTTGCTTTTATTCTTGGCCTAAAAGATCCAATAGTAAAAACCCTATGCTGACTACCAGTTGGTCCTACCCATCCAGCACCAACCCAAAACAACCTTGCAGCTAAACCAAAAACAGAACTCATAATAATAGCATCAGAGTTTGCTTTTTTGTTTTTAACAACTAACAAATCTTTTTTAGCTTGTCTTTCTTTTTCCGCTTTTCTTTTTTTCAAAAAGGCCTTCATCTGTGTTGCTATCTTTTGTATTTTCAGCTTTACAAGTCTTTTAATGTTTAATATAGCATCCTTCACAAAGTCTACTAGCAGTACAATAAAAGAATCTTGCTTTTGCAACTTCAACAACACTGATTTAAGTTTTTTCTCATATCCAGTCCCCTGCAGTTTCTTTATATCTAACAATGTCATAAGGACTTGCTTGGATTTATTTAGGTATTTTTTTTCAATCTGTATTATCTTGTTGATAACAAGAGACTCTTGTAGTGCTGATAGTGTTAGATTATTTAGTGCACTCTTTAGATCATTAATTGTTGTTGGTGGATTTAAAAACAAATCACGCAACAAGCCTAACGTTTGCACACCAGGTGGATTATCTTTAGTAGTTTTTATAATATCCTCTAGATCTTGTGCAATTTGAAATTTTTGCTTACTTTTAAACATATCCATTAAGGCTCTGCCAAACATATCAACAACAAGTATACCCTTAAACGTGTTTAGTACTTTAGCTTTTTCTAACTGTAGACTAGCTTGTATAGATGTTGGTTGGCTATCTGACCTTAGTAGGTAATAACCATCAATCATCTGCGTTATGGATATTTGGTTTGTAGCTAATGTATAGTCTCCACCTTCAGTATTTTTATATACAGCCAATCCTCCTCTTACCATCTTCGCTGCATAGGTGCTTAACCTCAATATCCTACGTATCTGCTTTATTTTTGTTTTAATCTTTTTCTCCTTAGCTTGTAGCTCAACCTGCTTATCCTTCTTATCTCGTATATCACTTTTAATTGGAATCATGTTTATGGCAAAAGTTTTTAACTCTTGCTTAAACTTCTCCTTAATACCATCTAGTTTTATTTTTTGTTTTTTAATTAGCTTTTTAACTTGGTTAGGATATGCTTGTACTTTTGGTGACAACTTTGTTGTTATATACAATAACAAATCCTTAATAGATTTTATTCTCTTAGCCCAAAAACCTAACTTTTTTGACCCAACCCCTTTATTTTCATTGAAGTTTCTAATCTCATTAGCCAACTGCTCTACTGTCTCTACCAAACTAACTAACTCAAGCACAAACATTTTTACATAATTGGTTGTTTTTTCAAAAAACCTAATGAATGTCTGAGCATCACATTTTACGTCTACAAGCGTTTTTGTTGCTATTTCACTGTATTGTGGAAGGCCTATAGTCTTAAAGTAGTTTGCAAGTCCTTTTACTTCTTGCTCTATTTTATTCTGCTCAATAAAGTCCAAATTTATTTGTGGAGTGGGTATGGTTATTTGTGGTACTGTGAATGTTACAACATTTAACTGATTAGGTTTGTTAATTAATTCGTTTATAGCCTGCCTACTTTTTTCTAATTTCTTAGTATAATCCTTTACCTCCTTCTTCAAGTTTTCAAAACACATATCAGCAGACTTTGTTAAAGCCACTGTCTTTCCAACAACCTCCACACTCAGTTTATATATCTTCTGTAGCTTTTTGATTTTATTACGTACCTCTTTAATTCTTGCAGCATTCTTTTTCTTCTTGTCAATTTTATTTTTACCACCCTTAACATATAAGTTATCTCGCTTACCTTCGTTTCTCTTGTTAACAAAGGCTTTTATCTTATCTTGTAGTTTTTTTGTTAAAGATACTATTTTGTCTTGTAGCTTTTTTCTAACCTTAATAATCTGTTCTTTTTTACGCTTTGCTAGTTTTACTAGTTTAGGTTTTAAAAATCTAACATACAAGTCAAACTGATCTAACTTTGCCAGTAATAGCTTAACACGATCTTTTTTAGATGCTAAGTCTCTAACCACATTAATAATTTTTGTAGGATCAACAACACCTTCAGCTAGTTGAGTGAGTATTTTAAAAGTGCCTGTAAGCCTACTTATTAGGTATTGTTTTATTGAGCTGGTTGAATCAAACCTACTTAAAAAAGCATCACTCCTGACATTGTAGTTTGAAAAAAATAAAATTAGATCCTTTATGCCTGATAGATCAGTTACATTAAAGTTTTTTATCTTCTCTAATAGTTGTATCTCATCAGCAAACAATCTCTCAAACTCTCCTGCAGGCAATGTAGTTTTAACACTATCTAAAATCTTAAAAGCATCTTTAATATCATTAATCTGATCCTTAACCTCCTGTTTAATGTCTTGTATTATTTGTTGTAACAGTATTGGTAATTGTTTAAGCTCCTCATTAACTAATTTAATCTGCTCAACAATTCTCTTTATTTGCTTTGCTCCATTCTTAGCCTTTTTAATTAATGCAGCTATGGAAGATTGCAAACTACGAATAGCTGCTTTATCCATTTTTAACTCCTTTGCATAAAAATATGCATACAAGACTCTATACATTCTTCTACTTCGAGCATCTGCTGTTGAGAAGCTAGATGCTCCAATCATAAAAGGTGGTGGAGCAGTTGGATTTAATCCAGGAGCTGGTAGCACTGGAGGTACTCCTATAGGTAAACCTGACTTTATGGTTGTTATATAAGCTTTGGTTATAGCATTAGCCCAGTCCTTTGCTCCCTTTAAAGAACCATTGTCAAGTTGTGCTAATAATGGTTGTGTAAATGTTAATTCAAAGTTGTAGGGCATATTATGGGTATTGAAAGTCTCCGTCAGACAATCCTAAATCGTGATAAAACAAGTTAGCATCAGTGCCGCTTATTTTTGCATATGGACCAGATCGTGCCTCATTTGGCCAAAATTCAAAATGCCACTCCTCATCCCTTACAGCTCTTACAAAACCATACTTGTAGGAATTTTTAATTAACCATATATAATTAGCTGTTATTAACTCTCCTACGTGTGATATGTTTTTTGGAATCCTACTACCAACATTAAGATCTAAAGCTAAGCCATTACCATGATTTGAACTTCCTGGTGGAGCTGTTGCA